AAGTATGATTATGTTTATTTATGACAATATAATGTGTTTTTGAAAAATAACAATCACTACAATGTGTAGAAAACCATAATGTAGCTAAAGCATATGCTGCGATAATATAATAAATCATATTTGAAAGTTGTGTGTATTATCCAACCATCTAATGTAAACAATCAATTTTTAGCACCACATACATTTTTTCATTTTTGTAGCACAATCAAGACATATTCGGGGTGCTAAATACAAATACCCAAAAGGATTACATACGTGGTCTGGATTACTATATCCGTGAATTTTCTTTTTTTTACATTTTTTACATTTATATCTTGCTGGAGATAGCGGAAATTCTTTTTCGTGAAGTTTATGCTCTTGACATATAAATTCGTGTTTTGTGGGTTCCATATATTGTTCGGACATGATATTATTAGTATACATTATCAAGTGAAAAATTCGTAAATATCAGAAGAATATGGTATTTAGAAAATGTATAATGAATACTAAAAATAGCGAAACAACTTTAATAGATTTGCCTCAAAATATAAAAATAGAAAAACCTGTATTTCAAAAAATGATGTTTTTAACAAATGCTTTAGAAGAAGGTTGGAGTATCCGTAAATCAAATGATTCTTATATTTTCACCAAAAAGCATGAAAATAAGCGGGAAATATTTCAAGAAGACTATTTAGAGAAATTTGTATTAACAAATAGCACGAATGTACTGGGTATAAGCAGCCAATTATAAGTCATATGTGTATATGAAAACATACATTATATTGTGAAGATTTATCAAGTGATACAAATATATTTAGGATATTTACAACTGTAGTTCAAACATTACAATTGTAATTTAATAAGGGAACTATAAATTTACATTTTTGTGGTTATTGCTAATAATTAGAGCAATTATTTACAATAATAGATAGATTTTTAGCAATATTATTATTTTTTAATTGAATTAATGCGATTTTTTCCCAGATTTTTTTCTTTGTAGAATATATAAATTCCATACAATGGCTGGAGGTTTAATGCAATTAGTCGCCTACGGCGCACAAGACGTGTTCCTTACCGGAACCCCCGAGATTACTTTCTGGAAGGTGTCCTACAGACGCCACACCAACTTTGCCATGGAGTCCATCGAGCAGACCTTCTCCGGTCAAGCCGACTTCGGACGCCGTGTTACCTGTACCATCAGCCGCAACGGTGACCTTGCTTACCGCACCTATCTTCAGGTGACTCTCCCCGAGATCAACCAGAACATGAAGAACGCCAGTGGTACCGTTTCTGCCCGTTGGTTAGATTTCATCGGCGAGCAGCTCATCGCCCAAGTTGAGGTTGAGGTTGGAGGTCAACGCATTGACCGTCAATACGGTGACTGGATGCACATCTGGAACCAACTTACCCTTTCCAAGGAGCAAGAGGCTGGTTACCACAAGATGATCGGTCACACCACCCAGCTTACTTACATTGCCGCCGATGGACGTGCCGATGTTGCTGGTCCCTGTGCCGCTTCCTCTGCCCCTAACCAAGTGTGTGCTCCCCGCAACGCCCTTCCTGAGACCACTCTTTACGTGCCTCTTCAATTCTGGTTTTGCCGCAACCCTGGACTTGCTCTTCCTTTGATTGCCCTTCAATACCACGAGGTCAAGATCAACATTGACTTCCGTCCTATCGGTGAGTGCCTCTACGCTGTTAACCCTGCCGCTTCCGCTGGTGCCTCAGCTTCCGTCACCCAGGCTTACCAACAATCCCTTGTTGCCGCTTCTCTTTACGTTGACTATATCTTCCTTGATACCGATGAGCGCAGAAAGATGGCACAGAACCCCCACGAGTACCTCATCGAGCAGGTCCAGTTCACTGGTGACGAGTCCGTCGGTTCTTCCTCCAACAAGATCAAGCTCAACTTCAACCACCCCTGTAAGGAGCTTATCTGGGTCGTCCAACCTGATGCCAACGTTGACTACTGTGATTCCTTGATTGAGGGTACCACCCTTCACGCCACCCACGGAGCCCAGCCTTTCAACTACACTGATGCCATTGACTCCCTTCCCAACGACATTGCCGCATACGGTGGTGTTGATACTACCACTGCCTCTGGTGCTGACGACAACAACCTTGCCGGTATGGGTAACGATGGTATTAATAATGGTACCGCTGCCTCCACTACCGCACAAGGTCTGTCTGATGCCGGTTCTTTCGTCCTTGCCGAGACTGCTCTTGACATGCATTGCTGGGGTGAGAACCCTGTTGTCACCGCTAAGCTTCAGCTTAACGGACAGGACCGCTTCTCCGAGCGTGAGGGTTCCTACTTCGATACCGTCCAGCCTTTCCAGCACCACACCCGTGCCCCCGACTCCGGTATCAACGTGTACTCCTTCGGTCTTCGCCCCGAGGAGCACCAGCCTTCCGGCTCATGCAACTTCTCCAGAATTGACAACGCCGTCCTTCAGCTTGTCCTTTCTGCCGGTGCCGTCTCCGGTGTTGCCACTGCCAAGGTCCGTGTCTACGCGGTTAACTACAACGTCCTCCGCGTAATGTCCGGGATGGCAGGGGTAGCGTACAGCAACTGATCAAATTGTCAGTTAATGCGTGACCTACAAAGTATTTTAATAAAAAGGGTTTTCCCACAAAAACAAAATAAAAATTATAAAATACAAAAAACAAATAAAAAATGTAAAATAGTTAATCAATTACCCTGTCGGTTTTTGAATCTCCATAAAATATAATAAAAACTATAATGTTTTTATTATACAAAATTAGACATATCAATAAAATAACTCAATGATTTCAACAGTTTTTTCAGTAGTATTATCTACCCAATATTGAATTTGTGTCAATAACGCTTTAATTCTTTCTTCCCATTCTACTATTTTGGTCTTAGATACTTGCATAACACCATAGCCGTTTACTTTCCAACAAGAGCTTATTTTCTTTCCATCTTTATCTACATAATTATCGGGGTTGAACCGGATAAACACTATTGGACGATGCCCTACATCTTGGGAAATTTCCATTAATCGTTTATTTTCACAGCTACAATCGTACGTATCATGTTTATTTTCATCAACTTCAATAATTATAATATGACTCCCCATATCTAATAATAAATCAGGTCGTCGTTTAGAACACCCGTCAGCTACCTTTTTATCACATACCCAAGAAAACTCAGGAAATTCGTTTTTCACGCGGTCTACTACATCGTTTTCTTTTGTTTTGAAATTGCGTGAAATTTCAATATCAGGACATAAATGGACACAACACGGTAAACAATACCCATCGTATTTTTTAATACCTCTCGTCTCACATAATGGAGATTTACACAACTGACTACCATCACATATTTTACAACGTGCTTTCATTTTATCATGAACACAAATTAAAGAACCTTTACATTCTACACAATGTTGTTTATTTCGTTTGTGTTCGCATATAGCCGCCCCGTTACATTCTACACATCTCCTTCGTCGTTTATCATGTTCACAAATTTGACTACCATCACAATCTACACAATCGCCTTTTTTATTTCCATGACTACATAGTTCTTTTCCTCCACATTCAGCACATCGTGATCTACGCATTTTATGGCTACATATACCAGCACCGCCACATTCTACACAGTTATATCTTCTTCTATTATGAATACATTTTGGACTTGGTCCGCCCATAATACTTTTTATATTATATGTATATTTCTTTTTATATAGTTTTATATATAAATAAAATTATATAATCCCTAAATATTCTCCTTCTTCTCTTGAGCTAATTTTTCCTTCTTTTTAAGATATGCTCGCCTGGCGTATTCTTTTTTCTGTTCTGGGGTAGGTTGGTAATTACTTTTGTAATTAGTTCTTTTTTGATAGTCTTTAACTCTTTGTTTATGAACCTCTTTATTCTTCTCATACGATTCTTTACTATAGGCAGGTGCCGTATACCGTTTCAAATGCTCCTTAGTAGCTTGTAATTCGCTTTCTAATTGAGCTACCCTTTCTTCAAGTTCACTGATACGAAGGTCTTTATCCATTGTTTTATTTTACAATATTATATATAGAATAACGTTTATATGATTTATCAAACTATAAATTATTTTACATAACAAACGTAGTGTCCTATGATGTCATCGAATCTCATCCAATCTACATCTTGTTCGTGGTCTTCAAACTCATCTTCATCCACGTTTAACTTATCCAATAAAATTTGCATTGCATCAACTGTAATCATATGTTCTTCCTCCTCCGTAAATTGTGATTGTGTCTCTTCACTTTCTTGAAGACGGTCCCATTCTGTTACAAGAAAATTATTTAAGTTTTCATACCAAGTATTATTCAACTTGAAAGTATTATTCAACTTGATAGTCGGTTTATAATTTACCAAAAAAATATCGTTAATAATTTCCTTAGCAACATCATAACATATTTTATCTGTAAAACCCATTACTTATTCAATATATATTATATATAGAAAATACTTTATGTCTTTTCTCAAAACATATTAGAATCATACGCCATCATTTTCGGAAGAGACAATAAAGTAAATTCCATTTGCTCTATCAAGGGAATAATATTGAGAACACGTAAATAATCGTTATTTTTATTTTTTGAAATATAACTTAAAATGTCATATATATTTGATACTTCCACCTTATCACCTTTATTATTTGTCAGCTCAATACCAACACGTGTAATTATATTTTCTATCATTTTCCAAAAGAATATATGAGAACCTTTATCCGTAAAAAGGCAGTTTTCAAAATCCATTATGACACACGTATAATTATTGGTTTCCGTTTCTATATTATCCAGATTATCAATTAGATAATTAATATGCGTTCGCGTAGTCCGTTTGACAAGTATATTGTCTAAGTGCAAATCATTATGTATAAATCCGGTCTTATGATACGCTACAACCAGAGAATAAATCGTTTGTATTAGTATGCCACGCAAAATATGGAAATTCGTATTGGTCCATGAATGACTTTTAACCGACCCCTCATTAAAATACTTCATAATAATGACCTCTTTTTTAGTATCTTGTTCGGGAATTCCTTGACAAATTTTGTCTGAAGAATTATCGTCATAACATTCAAATATACATATAAACTTTATAAATCCAGCACATTTTGTTTTATGTAGGTGCTCTGAAATAGAATATTCTTTTCTAATTGTAGTGTTATCTCTTCCCATTTTCACTACTATATTCATTTTACTATGATTCTTCTCCAAATACGCTAATAAGACTCTACTATCCTCGTCTTTTTGTTTCTGTAATAATTTCACAATTTCTATTCTATTGGCAGTATCAATCGCATCACATTTTATATAATATTTGGAAGTGCGACTTGATATTGAACTACTCCTATTTTTATGTAGGAAATAATTAGACATTACATTATAAACAACGAAATATTTATATAATTTTTATATATAGTATCGTAATGAAAATTGAAGACATATTTGAAGAATTCATCCCGAAAGAAAACCGTGAGAGTGTCGAACAAATAACTACCAAAAATATCAAAAATATTAATGCAAGTATGATATTTTTAGTAATAATAGCATGTGGATATTCAGTATTATTTGTAATAATGGCTATAAATATAAACAAAATGACAAATAATCTGAATAGAATTGTAGATTATATGGATACAATCCAATCAAAACAGTTAAACACAACAATAATAGAAAATTTACAAAAAGATTTTACATTAGTAAAAGATTGTGTGCTTCATAAATATTGTAAAAGAGTGCCGGATTGAGCCGTGATATTTATATTTTTAAAAAAAGTATATAATTAGATACTACCATAATAAGTATATTGATAGCACACAATGAATAATCAAATTTATGAAGATAATTATACCAACATAGTTGAACCGAAATATGGAAATAAAAGGGATATTTCCACTGATGAAATACTTACGAGTAATATATCAAGCAATCATGCCTATTCTATTACACAAACTGAACGACTCGATATGACCTCATATGAAACGTATAGTATAGACCCAATCGGATGTAAAGACGCTGATGATGCGTTTTCTGTATATAGTGAAAACGATAAACTATATTTCGCAATCCATATTGCTGACCCAACTGAATACATCGATTTAAATTCGAATTTATGGAAAGATATAGTATCGAGAACAACAACCAAATATCCATCAAATCGTGCCCCAATTCACATGATGCCAGACCAAGTGTTAGAATTATCCAGCTTACAAGGAACACAAGAAGGTAATATTAAAAACGCAATAACCGTATTATCTGAAATAAATTCAACCACATATGAACCTATTAACGAAATCAAATTATTATTTACCACCATTTTTGTAAAAAAGGAGAACGCATTTAGTTATAATAGTGCGTCAGTCGTTTGCGACGAAATGAATGCGTTTACTATAGGATTAAAAATAAGTGAAACGTTGAAAGTGAGACGTTCATTAAAAACAAAAGGAATCAAATTAAATGAAGTTTCCACCGCATACCCGATATATGAAGATAATCACGTCTATTTATACGAAGACACAAAGCAAGAACGATTGATGAAGCAAATGATTGCGGAATTTGCCATTTTCGCGAACTCTTTTGTAGGTGAATATTTAAAAATCAATTTAAACACGGGTATTTTTAGAACTTGTAATGCGAGTGAATGGTTACAAACTGTGTATAATGAAATATCCGGCGAAGAATTGTTACAAGAAATAATAACGAATGGTATTCGTGCTGATTATATGGCTAACGTAGAATCACACGATTTGGTAGGAATGCCTGAATATTGTCATTTTACATCACCGATTCGTCGTTTATCTGATTGTGTATGTCATTATTTACTGAAATTCATCTATTTCAAACATAAACATTGTAATATACCCTTTTCCGAGCAAGAATTGGACCAATTAGCCACAAGATGTATGAAAATGACACGTTTTGAGAAGAAAAATCAATATTTAGATATCAAATTTCGTTTATTACAAGTGATGGCGAATATGATTTTTGAAACTAAAAAAATAGACATAGAATATTACATTACTGGATATAGCGGGTTATTTTTGAATATCATCATTTGTAATATAAATAATTTCCACGTCCACATGTCATATACATTGCGTGTTCGTGATTATGAAAAGGATATTAACCCAAAAGAGAAGCATTCAATGAGTGTTACGCACGTAAATTGTTTTACTAATTACGATGAAAATACAATACCCGAATTAGATAAACACATTTTAGATATTTGAACTAACCGAAATAGTTTTTGATTACGCAAAATTGATTCATTCATTTCTGATATATCGCAACCAATTATTGAAACTGTATACCTAATACCGATTACTATGCCTATTACTAATTACTATGACGCACTTTGTTCTGATTTGAAATTTTACATCGCTCAATTTGTACCATCTAAACCGAACATTAACCTTCCATATATTGATGAGTTCAAAGATGTGATAGTTGATTGGTATAACAAAACGAGGGTCTTTGATAATTCTGTCTATCGAAATTACGATGAATTATATCGTTCTCACCATGGTATAACGTCTGTTGATACATCGTTTGTTAAATATGGGTTCTTTCATTATGCCAAAGAAAAACGATATTACAACTTAATATTATCCCCCCATACGGGACAGTTTAAAAAAATAGCCATTCGCCGACATCATCCGCAAAATTTATTACGACAATATACGACCAATTTATTACACCGACGTTCCCCTCATAAACACAAACACAAATAAGTATTTACGTATTATATTTTCTCAATAATATGTAAATATGTTCTCAAAATTAATAACTATATTAGCAAGTATAAGTGTGGTAGATTCAACAAAAATATATAACTATTATGAATTAGCAGTCCAAAAATGGTGTAGTACCGATTATATGATTCACGGACTCTGGCCGCAAATAAATAGCACAGCCTATCCTGAAAACTGTAAAAGTGTGTCTTATGTAAAACCCACTGGTGAATTATTAACCGATATGAATACATATTGGCATGCGTGTGATAGTACATTATGGGAACATGAATGGAAGAAACACGGTTCGTGTATGCAAGAACAAAACAACATAGACGAGAACTCTTTTTTCAATACAACCATATCACTCTTTTTGGAGAACATGAATCTATTAGATAAATGTGAAAATGATGATTGTATAGTGGCGTGCTTTGATTTGGACTATAACCGAATCGATTGTGAATAATCGATTACATATTATGGTTGCAATTGGCGATAACATCTATACATTGCTTAGTATTCAAACAATAATATTTTAAGTATTGGAATGTAATATTACCCAATCCCATATACTGATAATCATGATGTATCATAATATTTTCAATATATCCTACTTGACACGATTGTGTAGAAGTATTGGTAATAATTATTGTACCAGTAGCAATAATCATGCTTATGGCTAAATCTTTAACAACAAAAAATATATATTCATTTGTCAAATTATCTAATATCTCTTGGGTTCTCAATATAGTTCGGTCAACTTCGGAGAATAAACTCATTACATTGTAATAAGCGTATTGTAAATCGGATTGTTTCAATTTACGTATACATAATACTTTATTATCCAGTAAAAAAACAGGTCTCATTAAATTATTTCCCTATTTTTACAAATACAACTAAAATTATTGTTATATCGTAAAGGGTATAAAATAATCTAATGCTATTATACAGTAAAATGTTAAAAGGTGTAATTTTATTATTTGCGTATTTTGAAAGAATATTATTTTATGGTGTTGATGGATTCGACGACGACGATGAACGAATCGAAAATAAATATCCTTTTTCAGAAAAATACCCTTTTTATGAAAATAATAATGAGTATAGTGATTCCGACGACAGTGAAGATGAAACCGACGAGTATAATTATCTTATTCAAGTTATAAGAAAAAATATCGCATTTTGTTAAAAAATAAAAAGGACTATATGGTCTTTTTTATTTTACACGTTATCACATACTTTATGATGTAATCGTTTCTGTATACCCATTGAAGATACAGAAGTAATAACTGTAGCATCACTACTCATATTTTGAATATCAATTATTTCAGGTTCAGATTCAGATTCAGATTCAGATTCAGATTCAGATTCAGATTCAGATTCAGATTCAGATTCAGAGTCTTCATAACTTGGAGAATCTTCAAACCCATCATATAAAAATCGCTCAAATATATTCAAAAGTGTTTGGATATACGACATTAAAAATAATAACGAACTATTTTTATACTATTTACACATTTGAATATTTTTTAGAAAAAATATATTGATAGAACCATATATACAAATAGTAAAATAGAATAATAACTAATTCTTGCGACGTTGCTGCGTATTTTAAAATATTCTAAAAATAATTCCGAAAATCCAAATCCAGATAAGTATAAAAATAGTCTACTAATTTCATCGTCCATAATGTTATACACAATTATATAATAATATGATTTATTTTATTTACACCTTTGAGTATGTAATCAAAACTGAAATCTAAAATTTTTGTCTACATATTGTTGTATTTTTTGGTAGTAATCTTTTGAACGATTATCTAAATAATATCCGAGTCCCCCCCCTCCAACAATAATCCCCGAAATGTATATTACGAATAATGTTATTGGTTCCATAATTACAATAAAAATATATATTTATCTATAAATCGTATAAATACAAAAAAACAATATTATTAAAATACTAAATATGTACCGTTCGAACGCATTAAACACCCAAAACGGATTACTACTAAGTAATTTGATGGAATTTTATAATAAACATGGTAATTTGGAAAAAATGATGAGAATTATTAACGGTGAATCCGAAATATCACTCCGGATTGTGGATTGGTTTGTAACGAATTTTGCTAAGAAATACTATACAGTGTATGAAATCTCACAATCAATAGGTGAAAATCTTTCAAATACAAGATTTAAAGTTTACAACGACTATAAGTTAAAATTAAAAGCATATTCAAAAAAACGGTTTGACCCATTTTGTCGTTGGGATAGAATTTCGATTCCTTATAATGAAACCCAACTGATGGAAACAACTATCGGTCAATTGAATTTTTTTAAATGGGCGATTGAAAATAAAATCGTAGATTATATCAAAGATAACTATGAAACTATTGAAAATGATATGAATAAACGAAATGTTACCACGAAAAAACGTGCTACATTAGATAATACGTTAAATGATAAACCGGAAACCACAAATTCTAAAACGAGAAAACGACGCGAAGAACTATCAGTTTCGGCATGTAAAACAATAAAAAAAGAAGATGTGAAAATAGTTGTAAAATTTAATTAATATAATGGAGTTTAATTCGATGAGGGTGAATTCGTAGGAGGTGGTGGATGTTCTGTTTCATTTTTGATAATGATATTTTGAATAAATTGTTCTATTTGTGAAATCCACTTAATTCCCGGGTCATTGGTATTATTATCTATATAAGATGCGTCTTCATTTGTCAACAGGTTTAATACTTTGGTTGAGTTTGTAGTATTGTTATTACAATCCCAACTTTCATATTTTCCAAGCCATTCATCATGATATTTTTTACACTTTTCGAGATAGGATAATTCTATTCCTGCTTCTCCATCTCTTGACCGTTTATGAATTCGTTTAAAACAAATATCAGCATCCGCATTAATGTATATATGCCCGGCTACATTGAAATCTTTTGCGTGTTCGTTTGCCATTAAACAATAAATTTTATAGTCCAAATCTGTAATTAATTTGTCGCTATGTAACATTTTTGCGAATATTTCTTTATCAGCATCAATCGAGCGTTCACATATTAACATATCGCAATCAGGATTATTGCGAATAGTATCACGTATCAACGTTAAGCGGGTGGTTAGTGCCATAACTTGAAATTGGAACGCATATTTAGAAGGTTCTGCGTAAAATTTTTGTAAAATAGTCTGTCCGTCGTTGTCTGTAATTGTTTCCCAAATATCTACAGGCTCTTTTACAAAAACAATATTTTTTTTATTTTGAAAACGCTTATGTAGCTCTTGAACGATGGTGGTTTTTCCAGCACCAATGTTTCCCTCAATAGAAATAATAACCGGTTGACACATTATAGAAGACAGATATAGATAATCTTAATATTATTTTATGATAGATACGTTATACATTCATTTTCAATTTTCTACACCAATAAAAATATTGGATTAATATATACAGTTATGGAGGCAGTTCCTACAACCGAAAAAGAAGAAAATACCGTATCGGTAAAGTCAACCGAAGAACCTACTAAATCTAAATGGCAATCTTTTGTCAGTGAATTGAAAGAAATTAAAGAAACTATGAGCGACCAAGATTTTAAGCAAAAAACCGGTTCCTATGTTGCGTTTACATTAGAAATGTATCGCGTTTTTATGGGTACATTACTTTTGTTTTTTGTTCCCCAAAAGTGCGGGGATGAACTATGTAGTTTTTCACAAATGACAACTAAAACCGATGCGATGCATGTAGGTAATATCTCTGTCAATCTTGCCACATTTGTTGCTTTTTTCATGATGTATGTAATTGAACTTCGTCGTGAAAATAAGATGATTTCTTATTTAGAAGTAAATAAGGAATTCCCATGTGATAATGATGCGGTCGGAGAAGCCTTACTACTTTTACCTGAAAAGAAAAGAAAAGTGATATTAAATTTAGATGGTTCTTATCAGATGGCATGTTATATTGCTGCCTTCTTCTACTTAGGAAATTCTGTTTATAGTGGATTTACTATATATGATAATTACTATGATAGTAAGACAACGACTGTATTTGTAACGAATTTATTGTTCTTGGTTGGTAAAATAGTTGATGTATATGGATTAGCTAACACAGAAACTAACATCTTTTATTCTGCGTACTTGAAAGATAAGGTCCAATACAATTATGCTGACCCCGATAAAGTTAAAGAAGAACACAGAGTTACAGAGATGGTAGATGTGTATCCAGAATCAAATGAACCTAAAGAAACAGCTTAATTTTATTATTTGTAATATGTAAATGCTGTAAATTATCGTTTGGAACACCATCACCGAATGTTCGTATACGAGCTAATATATATTGATAGTAATATTTACCAAATGTTTGTACTATTGGAATGTTAAATAAGAGCAGATCATGTTGTAAGCGAATTTTTAATCTATTTTTGAAAAAGTAATTATCCATTTGATATATACATTTTTTGAATTTTAGTCTATATCGGTCATCAAACTCCCAAATATAATTTATCAATACTTGCGGAAGTCTATTCATCCTATTCATTTCAAATTTATTATTACATAGTGTGATAATAAATTGGTTCAATTTTACAATATTGATATTGGTTTGTAGAAAAGTATATCAAGATATTTACTTGACGTAGGGAATTCATCTTGTCCGTATACATCTTGTAGTAATAACCATTCAAACATTCCTCCCACATACAAATATACATATGTAAATCCCAGTCCGGATAATTGTTTCGCCTTCTTTTCTATAGTATCATCATTAGCATTTTTACCGTATATTACAAATTTAGGTGTAAAATCATATTGATTCAGATATTCATTTATCACTTTCTCCTCAGTTTGATAAGAAATCGTATTTTTAATCAAACATTGCTGTTCGTTTGATAATAATGTATTTATAATAATGTATTCTTTTGGATTCGATATAATATGTTGCATGTCTTCAAATGATAATTTTTTATGTGTTTTTTGGAAAAGTCCATTAAACATTTTTAGTATAGTCGTACTTGTATTTCTATATTTTTTCCAAAAAATTGATTAAATGATGATTACATAATTACATATAACTTATAATAAGACCAATCGAAAATGGATCTATCTCAACGTAAATTAGTCAAGTCAGAATGGGAATCGATTGAAATCCCTGTTTCTTCTGAAGAAAAAGAAATTTTACAAATGATAAAAAAAGGGTATCACGATGTTAATATACATACTAACTCTCATCAATCATTATTCTCAGTTGTAAAAATAGAAAAAACCTCTGGTTCTGAATTGTTATTATTTCAAAAATATTTTGAATCACACTTAAAAGAAACAATACAGAAATATGGAAAAGGCGTACCTGAGTTACAAAATATTGAATTTCCAGGCTCTGGTGGAAAGCTGAAGTCACTAAAAAGTATTGACAAACTACGCATTGAAAATCTTGAGTCAAGAATGAATGAAAGAAAAAAACAAATATTTGAATACGTACTATATGAAATGATAGAAAATTTACTCAAAAATATATACAACCGAAAACAAGGATACGCATTCTACTTATATACTCTGCTTCAATTAAAAAAGACTACTATCCCTGGATTAAATACCCATTTTGTTGATGTAATGGACCAAATCATTAGTTATGTAAATTCATTCACAAAAACCAGTGAAATCATTACTAATGCTTATGAATTTATTGAAAAAAATCCATATCTTTTAAAATACGAAGACAAAACATTATTCTTACATCAACAACAAATCTATAATATTTGTAGACCTCCTCCGCCTAAACCAGAGGAAGAGGAAGAGGAAGAGGAAGAGGTGATAATTCCGAAATTGATATTATATACTGCCCCAACTGGAACCGGTAAAACATTAACTCCAATAGGTCTTTCTGAAAATTATAGAATAATATTTGTATGTGTTGCACGACACATTGGTTTGGCATTGGCTAAGGCTTCTATTACAATGGAAAAGAAAGTCGCATTTGCGTTTGGTTGTGAAACCGCATCTGATATTAGATTACACTATTTCTCAGCGGTAGACTATACCCGTAATAAGCGTTCAGGTGGAATTGGAAAAGTTGATAATAGTGTGGGAACCAACGTAGAAATTATGATTTGCGACGTTCAATCATATATTACAGCAATGCATTATATGTTAGCGTTTAATAAAGCTCAAAATATAATTACATTTTGGGATGAACCCACTATTACGATGGATTATGAAGAACATGGATTACATTCCACTATCCATTCGAATTGGGTAAATAACAAAATCCCCACATTGATTTTATCATGTGCTACGTTACCGACTCAAGATGAATTATTACCAGTATTTCATGATTTTAGATCCACATTTGAAGATGCGGAGATACATACAATTACCAGCTATGATTGCCGTAAATCGATTTCTATTCTTGATAAGTCTGGGTATTGTGCTTTGCCACATTATCTATACGATAATTATTCTGATATGATAAGATGTGCCCGTTATTGTGAATCGAACAAAACCCTTCTACGATACTTTGATTTACGTGAAATTATCAAATTTATTGAATTTGTTAACGAACAAGACCTGATTGATGACGATATTGATACTTACTTTACAGGAAATATCACAAATATTACCATGAATAAACTTAAGGAATATTACCTTGACTTACTATTTCAGATTGATGAAGAGAATTGGAGCGTTTTGTATAAGTATTTACAAAGCACCCGAACTATGAAATTCAACACGTCTAAGTCAACTACTATATTCAAATCTAAAAGTTTGGAAAGTGCGTCAAAACCTGGGAATAAATTAACCAGAACAACCAGTGTTTCTCTACCAGTATCATCTTCCTCAAAACCAAAACCGGGTTCTACTGGAATTTCTATTACAACTGCTGATGCTTACACATTAACCGATGGTCCTACTATTTTCCTGGCTGACGACGTAGATAAAATTGGTAGGTTTTATATTCAGCAAACAAATATACAACCATCCGTATTTGAAACTATCTTATCCAGAATTACAAAGAATGCCGATTTGATTAAGCGTATCGAATATTTAGAAAGTGAAATATTATCAAAGGAAACTAAACATAGTAATTATGATGATGATAAAAATGTTAGAGACAGTGGACGATTATGTAAAGAATCTCAAGAGTTTGATAACCAAATTAAAAAATTAAGAAAAGAAATTAAACTGGTTTCATTAGACGCTATATATGTTCCGAATACACGACCACATCAAACTAAATGGTCTCCAGATGGTGAAATTCATGAAAACGCATTTGTATCTAATATTGATGATGTTACCTCTAAAGAAATTATGCAGTTAAATATTAGTAATCATCTTAAAGTATTACTACTATTAGGTATTGGTATGTTTATTGAAAATCCAAATGTTAAATATATGGAACTCATGAAACGTCTTGCGGAAGAACAGAAACTATTTATAATTATCGCATCCAGTGATTATATTTATGGGACAAATTACCAGTTCTGTCATGGGTTTATTGGTAAGGACCTAACAAAAATGACTCCACAAAAAACATTACAAGCTATGGGGCGTATCGGAAGAAATCATGTTCAACAGGATTATACCGTTCGTTTCAGAGATGATGACATGATTATGAGATTATTTCAAAAACCGCTTGTAAATATAGAAGCAAATAATATGTGTTCGTTGTTTGTTTCAGATTAAACCGGACATCTATTATAATGAACCTTTACAATGATTTGTTCTACATCATTAACTATTTGTGCGTCTAAGGTTTCAAATTTGTCGTTTTCATTAAAACGCAATGGTATATACGCATCACATACATAATCCTTTTTAACAAAATTAAAATACATGTTTTTTATTGGAATTTTTGATTGATTTAAGAAATATGAAAATGTTTTTTCTCCTCCTATAATCCAAATATCATCGTACTTGTTCTTCGTACAATGTGATATAACTGAATCAACATTCGGAAAATACTCTATATCGTTGTATGGTGAATATGGAATCTTATCAGTTTCATTACACCATACCACGTGGAATCTGTTTATAAGAGGGAACATAATAGAGTTATCAAATGTGTTCTTGTCCATCAATAGCGCATTATTTCCATTTCCACGAGTAAGTTTTGAAAATAACATATCATACTTATTTGAATTGGTCCATGGTACATTCCCCTTATATCCGATTCCACCTTTACGACAAATAGATGTAATTATGTTAAAATTCATCATAATAAGAGTATACAAAT